GCCCGCATAGTGCGGGCTCTCGAGCTTAACCGCTTGCAATCTTGCACCCAATGACAGTTGGTGCTTATGTCACGGACGACTCGCACTCGTACAAGAGTGGGTCCGTTCCCGGCTGGTTCTTTGACGGGCCTACGGGACGGTGTCTCGTATAACCTGCCAAATGACGGTGACATGTACTGGGAGCGCTGTGAAGACTCCCATGGCATGCCTACCACGGATTCCGCTTTACTTATTAGTCAGCGGTACCGTCAGTCTGTAGAGCCCATCAATGGGCACTACTCAATTGGGGCGGACTGGTGGGCGACCGCGAACAACTACTATCCTAGTGGTGTTCGCACGTTCAACCTCAGTCATCCGGACTACGACTCTGTCCCTTCGGTAGGGGCTTCGATGACGACTCTGCTCGCTAGGACTAATCCTAGTCGGCCAGACTACGTCCCGTTGACCCTTATCCAGGACCTTGTCGATATCCCACGACAGCTTAAAGACGTCGGAAAGCTAATCCGAACTCCTGCGAAGTTGCTTAAACCACGTGAAGTGGCTAATCAACATCTCGGGTTTCAGTTTGGCTGGAAGCCGCTCTTTAAAGATGTTCAGGACTTGCTTGATCTTCAGAGCCACGTCAATAAACGAATTGGCGAGCTTCAGAGGCTCAAGACGAGCAATGGGATAAAGCGACGTATCCGCATAGGCCGTTGGACTCAAAATAACGATGGCTTCTTACAACTCGAATCAAATCGGTTGTTTGATGACTTTCGTCCCTATCATCGTCTTTCGACGAAGGAAAGGTGGGGTACCGTTCGCTGGTTACCCAGCGTACCTACTCCTATTTGGAATCCAAATGACGCAGATACCATTGAACAAGCCAAGAACGTTGCCCTAGGCCTTTCGGTCGAGGGTACGCTCAAAGGTGCTTGGGATTTAATCCCGTGGACCTGGGTTGTCAATTGGTTTACCAATGTGGGCGAGTTTGCTTTGCAATACTCGAACACGGTTCCTGCGCGAGCCTCCTCGGCAAATGTTATGACGAGGACCAGTACTAGGTACTGGCTCGATCCTCTTCCTAAAAGCGGAAGCTTCCAGGGAGGGGGCGGATACATAGACTACATAACGAAAGAACGTTATGTAGGCCCTCCAACTGTCGATGTGACCTTGCCGTTTATCGGCAAGGATCGGCTGTCCATCCTGGGGTCGTTGTTCGTTCAACGCTTCATGCGGTGAACGGCATTCAACCCTAGGAAAGGACTACTCTTATGCTTGGAAGCACTTTGGTGATTACTCTTGACGGTTCCGGTGGAACCGCCAAGACCCTGCCGCTGATCAACCAGGATGGTTACTCTTCTGAGTACTTTCTGGATGATACTACCGTTACGTATCGGGCGAAAGTCCGACACAGTCGGGATACCGTCAAGAATGGTTCGCAACCGTTTGATCGTCACGTTGTGACGTTCAGTCGATTTGTCAAACCTACTGAAGCTATCCCGCTCGGTTCGCTTAGCGAGGTCACGTATACGATCAGGAATGATCCTAACGGGACTTCGTCTGACATCATTGATGTCTCCGAGGCCATGAGCTTTTACATGGTAAAAGCAGGTGGCATCGCAGCGAAGCTGCTGGGCTGGGAGTCGTAAGACTCCTAGGAAACCGGAGTATCTTCTGAGCTCGTTGAACGTATAACACGGGAGAAGTCCTATGTCTACGTCTTTGAGCAACGAAGAGTACGTCCTAGGACTATACGATGCTATGCTTTCTGACATAGCAGAGCGTTGTCCTGAGCTCCAAGTTGAGTGTAGCCGCGATTACAAGCGTCTGCTCTCAGCGATCGATCAGCATGGGCTCCACTTCTTCGTGGAAGTCCTGCCGTCGTTTGGTAAGCATTTTGATCTTTGCTTATCAAACGAACGCCTTACCAAATCTGGACTGACGCATTTGCGTCCGTTCAAAAATGGGGTAGTAGTCCCAAGACTTTTCAAGGGATTACTGCTTCGCGTTTTCGATCAGTTTGGGGCGCTTAGGTCTAGTCCTGACGTGACAGCGATCCGCGACATTAGGCAGCTTTGTACGGCTGTCAAAAAAGTTGCGTATCGCTTGCCCGGACACATCAACCTGGAAACAAGTCGATGAGTTCTACAGGACCGACAGGGAAGTCGCCGTTGGATCCCTTAATTGGGATTACGGTGATTTTGATGCTGATGGTGCTGGTGTTCTTCAGTTTGGAGATCACCTTCCTTCAGTCTCAACCGCGTCCGATCTCTTCGGAGATCAAAACGTGGACCCCCCTCCATTTGTACTCGCTGCCGACTTTCTCGATACCGTTCAACGAACGGCCGACATCGTCTGCTCCGAGATCGGACGATTCAATCCGTCCGAATGGAAGGCTAAGCATGGACCAGGAGCCGTATCTGACCTGAGGGGAGGGTCATATAAATATGACTTCCCTCATTGGCCAGATAAGCTTGATGCTGTCTTCCCTTATGCTGATTTTGCTTTTAGCAATTATCAACATTGGGCCGATAGCATCGCATCAGATGGCGGTTCGTGTGAGTTATCTCACGAACCTCCTGCTCGTCTACATGCTGTTCCAAAGAGCTATTCTGGGCCTCGGCTAATTGCCGCGGAGCCAGTTGCGCATCAATGGTGTCAACAAGTCGTTCGAGACTTTCTGATGAGCCGCGTCGAGGATACCTGTCTCGATGCTTGTATCTCGTTCAGAGATCAAACGCCGAATCAGGTCCTCGCCGCTGCTGCTTCTCATCATGGATCGCACTCTACAATTGACTTGAAGAGCGCGTCCGATCGGATCTCTTGTTGGGTTATCGAGAGACTATTTCGTCGCTCGCCTTCCCTTCTATCCGCCTTGTACGCAACGCGTACTCGATGGATAACCCAGAGCCTCGATAAGAAATCTCCTGAGGCTTGTCGCCTTCGGAAATTTTCCACGATGGGTTCGGCAGTTACCTTTCCCGTTCAGACGATCCTATTTTCTGTTTTGGCGGTTAGCTCGGTTCTCTACACGAGATCCTTGCGACCTACCTCTGCAAATCTTAGGAAGATCTGTCGGGAGGTCCGAGTCTTTGGTGACGATATTATCGTCCCCTTGGACAGTCACGACAACCTCACGGGGTTGCTGACAGCCTTCGGTTTGAAGGTCAATCCCGCTAAGACTTTCTCGACTGGAAAGTTTAGAGAGTCTTGTGGGTATGATGCTTACGATGGTAACGATGTTACCAAAGTTAGCATCTTGTCAGTCCCGGTCGTGTCCAAGCCTGAGTCGATTCTTTCTGCAGTCGACACTCAGAACAATCTCTTTTTAAGAGGTTGGTACCGAGCTGCCGCCTACATTAAGCGGACAGTCGAACGATTCCGGAATTATAAGTTCCGAACGTTCACTAGTCACTCAGGCGCTATCGGGTGGATGTCGTTGTTTGAAGAAGGTTTAGCTGGTCTTAGGACCCGCTTCAACCCTATTCTACAACGCCAGGAAGTGAGAGTGTCACGCCCTTGCGGGGCGCCGACGCGCACACCTGCCGATAGCAACGCAATGATACTTCAGTATTTTACTGAAGTGAAGAG